CAAGCGTCATGCCGAGTTTAGCTCGATGAATTATCGTGGCGGGCTTTCGTCCGGAGGCTGCGGCGAGGTCGCAAACAAGATGCGTTTTTCCATCTATCTTAACACGAACGGTATGACGGCGGTTTCTAAGCTGCTCTCCGCGTGTAGCCCATCGGCAATTTTTGGGGCTGTAATTTCCGTCATTATTGATGCGTTCAAGCTCGCATCCGGCTGGTCTTTCGCCCATGTCTTTAGTGAAGTTGGCAAAAGAGTTTTTCCATCGCTCACAAACTTTAATCCCTCTGCCGCCGTAGTGTTTGTATTGCGGTGCATTGGGATTAAGGCACCTCTGTTTCATCCCAACCCAAATTCCATAACAAGGCGGCAAAGTTTTGTAAGGCATATCCGTCTCCATAATGATGGTGTTTCACTATGGCATAACATGGCCTGTAACGGAAGGATAAACTGAAATGTCCCGCAACGGTTCAGGAACTATGAGCATTCCTTATGACGATTTCGTGAGTGGCACGACAATTTCGTCGTCTCAGGTTGACGCCAATTTTTCAACCATCGTTAGCGAAATCACCAATTCCCTGCCACGCGACGGGCAGGCTGCGCCAACGGCTAATCTGCCGATGGGCGGCTTTAAGCTGACTGGCTTGGGCAATGGCAGCGCTGCTGGCGATAGCGCCCCATTGGGGCAGATTGCGGCCAATGCTTACGTCTGGGGCGGAACAGCAGGCGGCACGGCGGATGCGCTGACGTTAACACCTGTTCCGGCGCATACGACTTATGCTGCTGGCAAGATGTTCCGATTTATTGCGGCTGGCACGAATACGGGCGCGGCAACGGTCAATGTCTCCGGCCTGGGCGTTAAAAACATTTACACCAATGGCTCGGCGCTTGCGGCTGGTGCGATTGAGAACGGCAAAATTTATGAAATCGTCTATGACGGCACGCAGTTTAACTTAAGCCGCTGGTTTAATCCGCTTGGTGTTTTCGCCGCGCTTTCTGGCGCTGCTTTCACGGGAAATGTCTCGACGACCGGCACGCTGGGTTCAACGGGAGACTTCAAGGTAAACACCGACAAATTTGTCGTCACGGCCAGCACGGGTGATACAGCGGTTGCTGGCTCTCTTAATGCAACATTTTACGGCACGTTTGGTTTTGGTGTTGCGGCTGGTGGTGGGTTTGTTTCCAGCGCCGGTACATTACAAGCTTATAATACTATTACGGGCGGCTCTCCGCAGAGTTCTGGCACGACCGACAGCAACCAGCTTGTGCAAATTGGGAACTTGACTGGCGCGGCAACACGCATCGGCGGGTATAACTCTGGCAATATGTGGCTCCAGGTTAGCAACCTTGGCGCATACGGCACAAATTATGGGCTTGTGCTCAATCCGAACGGCGGCGATGTAAGCATAGGCGCTGATAAAACAGCGTCACAAGGCGCTTTGCAGGTGTTTTCTTCAACACTTGTAGGCGGAGCGCCGCAAGGCAGCGGCAGCACTGATGCTGCACAAATCGCTAAATTTGGTGCCGGTTCCGTGCAGCTTGGCATGGGCTTTTATTCCGCTGGCCATGCATGGTTGCAAGCGCGCGCCACGTCGAACTTCGCCACGAATTTTGACCTGTATCTAAACCCCAATGGCGGAAAAATAATCACGCCTTCGGTTTACGGGAACACAACGGCCACGGCTGCGAACGTCAATATTGACGCATCCGGCATTCTTTACCGCTCAACTTCCTCGCGCAAATACAAGCATGACATTACCGATTACACGCGCGGACTTACCGATGTCATGAAGCTGCGCCCGGTTTTCTACAAAGGCAACAACGACGGCGAAAAAGAATTCGCTGGCCTGATTGCCGAAGAAGTCAACGACGCAGGTCTAACCGAGTTTGTGCAATACGCCAACGACGGCACGCCGGACGCGCTGGCTTATTCAAACATGGTCGCGCTGGCTTTTAAGGCAATCCAGGAACTGAAAACTGAAAACGATGCGCTTAAAGCGCGGCTTACTGCTTTGGAGGGGAAATAACATGGCTTTTACACCTGTAGCGGTTGGCGTTGCGCTCAATGCCGTCAATGCAACTGCAAGCGTGGCGCTTGGCGTCGCGGCTGGCAACAGCGGGTCTTACACCGTGCGTGTCGTGAATGATTGCGACAAGACGCTGTTTATTGAGTTCGGCACCTCAACCGTCACGGCAGTTGCTGACCAGGGAACGGCGATTAAGTCAGGCGCTTCGCCTGCGTATTTCACGATTGGGCGCGGCGTCACACATGTTGCAGCCGTATCCGGCAGCGGTCTTTCGACCGGCAAAATCCATTTCCGGCTTGGTCAGGGAGAATAAATCATGACGACAGTTTACAGCCAAGTTATCGCCTCGTCTGACACGGGCGTCTCTGACGTTAGCGGGAGTTCAGGTTCTACCACGCCAATTTCCAGCGGCGGAACGGGCGCGACTACCACGTCTCAGGCCATTGCGAACCTGAATAACTCGGCGCTTCTGCCGGTTTTTGAAGCCAAGATGCAAATTCTGCGCGCCAATCAAGGGCGCGTGCGCGTGCTGTTCGCTGGCGATAGCACAATGGTTTCTGGCGTCAATCCAGACGTCGGCGTTCCTTACACACTGGCAAATGCCTTCACTAATATGGGGTTGGCGGCATCGGCTGATTACGCTTCGGCAGGCACGTTTAGTGTTGATACACAGCGCATTACCATCGGCAGTTCTTGGACGCTCGATAGCACATACAAGACCGCTGGTGGCGATACTTACAAGGCGTCAACGACCACGAACGGCATTACATTTACGCCGCAGCAAACGGTTACAACGGGGCGGCTGTGGTATCTCACGAACCCAGGCGGCGGCACTGTCAGCATTGACATGCAGGTAAACGGCGCGTCCGTCGCAATTCAGTCCGTTTCCACCAATGCCGCAGCGGGCATTGCCTCTCTTGATGTAACCAGCGGCAGCACGGCGTTTAACAATGTAACGCTTGTGGTTAAGTATGTCTCGGGCGGTCAGGTCAACATTTTCGGTATTGAGGCTTGGAATGGCAACGCTGTTTCCATCATCAATACTTCAATGGGCGGCTCCGCCATTGCCGATTGGAATACGTCAACCAATGCCTATTCATGGCGCAATGCCATTATTGCGATGGCACCGGATTTGATTGTGTTCAATCCAGGCGTCAACTCAATGCCTGCGGTATCGCTCGGCACCTATCAAACGCAGATAGAGCAATTCATTGATGCGGTAAAGGCGGCAGGCATTGATTTGCTCATGCTAACGCCTGTGCCGCAGAACCCAACAGACGGCACGCATAACAATTCGGTTGCACTACAAGATAGCTATGTGGCGGTAAACCGCGCCGTTGCTGCGGCTAAGGCTGTGCCGCTGATTGACGTGTATCAATATTTCGTAAGCTACGCGGTTTCATCGCCAGCGCCTTACAGCCGCTATATTGATACCTGGGTGCATCCTAACCAAAACGGCTGTCAAGCAATTATGGGTCAGATTTTCGCATACCTTAATTGGGATGGCGGGAACGCGGTTAAGGCGTATAACGCCCAGGTTAATTTCTACAACGTCAACGCTTTCAGCAACTACCGGATATTGAGCGGCATCAACCTAAGCCGCGCGGGCGCAAGTTCCGTTGTTGTGGGCGTCACCAATGCGACGAATACGGCTGCCACAAACTGCACGGTTGTTGGCGATGGTGCGGGCGCTCTGCTATCTACAGGGCAAAACCATACCATTATCGGTAAGGGGGCAATGTCCACCGGCTCGCAAGCTGGCAAGCTGAATTGCACGGCTGTAGGCTTTGAATGCTTGAAAGCCGCAAGCGGCAACAACAATACGGCGATTGGTTTGCAGGCTGGCTTAATCGTTAGCTCTGGCTCTGATAATACCATTATCGGGCAGAAGGTCGGTAGCACGGTTCTAACCACTGGTTCGCGGAATTGCTTAATTGGCCATAGCAACGCCGTAACCACGCCAGCGCTCGGCACAAATGATTTCCTGAACATCGAGAACGTGATTACCGGCGACCTCGCCAACTTCAACCTATCGCTGCTCAATGGTGCGGCGACGGCGGGAAGCTTTGGTGGTGGCGTCAAGGTCATGTTTATCACAGATGCTACGACTGCTCCAACAACCAACCCGACAGGCGGCGGCATTCTCTATGTTGAGGCTGGCGCGCTCAAGTATCGCGGCAGCAGCGGCACGATAACAACTCTTGGCGTAGCATAACCAGAAAGGGCGGTGATTTCATGACGAAGAAAAAGGGCGGCGGCAAGAAGTGCTGAAACAGAGCGGGCGGTTTATTGGTTGATAGCTGCCCGCCTAATTGCGGGGAAGTGAATGGATGCAAACCTATCAGAATTCTTCGAGTGGGGGTTCAAGGCCATGACAACGGCATTTGCGGCCTTTGGTATTAAGGGGATTATGTCCGCTCACAAGAAAGCGGAGGACAATAAGGACGGTCTTGCCGCGTTCAAGCTGGAAGCTTCTGAGAAATTTGCCAAAGAAGTAAACATGCAGGCATCCCTTGGTCGGTTGCATGAGCGAATGGATGACATCCAGCAAGACATTAAAGCCATATTGCAGAGGGTCAAGCAATGACCTTGCAAGAGCGCATCAAAGAGCATGAGGGATTGAGCCTCACGATTTATCCGGACGTGCTTGGCTATTCGACCATCGGTTACGGCCACAAGTGTAGCAGTGCGGAAATACAGAAATACAAAGACGGCATTACAAATGAAGAAGCCGAAGCGATATTCCAAGACGATTTTGCCAAAAAGAGCGCGCAGGCCAAGGCCATTGCGGGCGAAAGCTGGAAGAACCTAAACGATGCGCGCCAGGGCGTGATTACCGAAATGGTGTTTCAGCTTGGCCTGGGCGGCGTTCTGAAATTCAAGCGCATGTGGGCGGCTATCGAGGCGCAGGACTACGCGCAGGCGGCGGCAGAGATGCGCGACAGCCTGTGGAGAAAGCAGACCTTCGCGCGTTGTATGGAAATGGCGGAAATCATGGAGAGGGGCGCGGAATGAAAGAACTCGTCTTATTCCTTTTATCGCTTGCCATTCTGGCAGCCTATTTCGGCACCGGCTATCTGCTGATTACGAGCGACCATACCGATATGCAAAACGCCATGCTGGTCTATGGCTCGGTTTCAGCGCTTGCCGGTAGCGTGGTGACTTACTGGTTTGGCTCGTCGCTTGGCTCGGCGAACAAAGATAAGACCATTGCCAACATGAACAGGGAGTTACCGAAATGAGCTTTTTCAGCAAAGTATGGTTTGTGATTATTGCATTCTTTACCGCTGGCGTGAAGGCCATTGCCAACGGCGGCGGCAAGGTGCTGACGGATGCAGCGCTTGCGGGCGTGCGCGCGGCAGAGGCCACGGGCGGAAGCGGTGATGTGAAGTTCAATGCCGCGTGGGCGAGCGTGGTTAGCACGCTGACGGCAGAGGGAATTCCAGTTGCCACCAATGCCGTCCGATTGGCAATTGAAGCCGCCGTTGCCCAGATACGGGCTGGCAAATGATGCACGCGCATCAGGGTTTCCGGCAGACCGCGCGCGCGTTGTTCCGCATGGTTCCGGCACACAAAGAGCCAAAACACGCCAAGGCACCGCCCAAGCCGCCGCTGCGAAATGCCCCGGTAAAGCGTGCAAGCCCGTTCCGGCCAGTAAGAGCGCCGCAGCCATGACGCAGGGATGCAAGATAGGCGCTGTGCGGTTCAAGGGGCAGGATAACGTCCATCACTTCAATGGTATTAGCCGATTGCCCTTGCCACCTGCCAATGTTCTAGCATGGGCAATGGAGGCCAATCTAAAGAGCGCCGTTATTGTAGGCTGGACAAGTGATGGTGACCTGTATTTTGCGTCAAGCGAACCGGATGGTGGAGAGTGCCTCTGGATAATGGAGCTTGCCAAAAAGCGCCTGCTCGAAATGGGTGATGCGTGATTGGCTCAATCATTTGGGGCGTGTTCTCCGGCCTGTTCCGCGCCCTGTTCGCGCCAATCGCGCAATGGCTGCATGACCGGCAGGTGAGGGCGGAGACGCGCGCTGAAGTGCTAAGAGAGGTCAAGCAGCACGAAGCTGAGGCGCTTGCGGCGGCAATGGAGCAAGTGCAGCGCAACAGGGAGGTTGTCGAAAATGCGGACGATTTGGAACTCATGCGGCTTAATGCTGCTTACCGTGATGCTATCCTTGCTGACCGGCTGCACAAATCCCACGGCAACGATTGACCTATACTGCCTAAAGACCAAACCGTTATTGCTTTCGGATAACGAATTTGCCGGAATGACCTTGCAGCAGCGTATGACCATCGCTGAAAATAACTGGCTTTATGCCTGCACCTGTCTAGAACAAAAACCGGAAGGGTGCCGATAGATGCAAATTCGGCGAACACGCAGAGAGATGCTCTCGGTTTGCCCGAACAAGCTTTTGATTTCCGATACGCATTGCCCTTCGCACCATATGGATGCTTTCGATTTTCTGACGGCGCTGCATAAGAAATATGACTTTCAGCATAAAATTCATGTCGGCGACGAAGCGGATTGGCATTCGACAAGCTACCATGACCTGCACCCCAACAAGCCGAATGCCGAAGAAGAATTGCGGAGAACCCGCGAGGCTTTGCAAGAGCTATATCAGCGCTTCCCGCTGATGGATATTATCGAGAGCAACCACGGTTCGCTAAATTTCCGCAAGGCTGTTACGCATGGCCTGCCCATCGGTATCGTCAAGAGCTACCGCGATGCTTACTTCGCCGAGCATGACAAGGATGGCAATATCGTCAAAAGCAAAACAAAACCCCCGCACTGTGAGGCGCGGGGGTTGCGTTATTGTGCGTCTCGGAGATGCCAGAGGGTACCGGACACAAACTGGATCCCCCACGGCTGGTAGCACTCCCGCTCACCATCATTCTGCTTGTTTCCAAGTGATGCCTTTCGGCACAAGCCCGATTGGTGTTAGTGCCCCGCCGATTTGAGGTGCATTGCTGCATAGCCTTGGCGGGGTCTATCCTCTTAACCATACCAAACCGCGCGAATCGGCGCAAGTTGTTTTTGCAGCACGTCCTTAAATGCTTGCGCCTCCATTTCTTTCTTTATGCGATTAGCTTTAAGCCAAATCCAATGCGGTAATTCTTCCATAATTTTCTTATCATCAGATAAAGATGAATTAAAATCCATCTGATTAACTGGTTCTAAAAACCATTACTCGGTGTCGTATCTGCTTTTCATTTCACCCCCATATCTTCTGGTGTCATGATTGGGATTAACGGCGTGAAATGCGTATGGTGCCCCGTCCAATCGTCGGAAAGCGGAGAGCCGACATAAGGCGCTTCATCAATCGGGAATTTATACCAAAGGCAATCACCCATATCTTCATGCCATTGCTCTAGCGGCCTTGGTTTGAACAAGCGGTTGAAAGCACCTTCAAACACAGCATGGTTTGCGGGGTGTGCTGAATCTTTGCAGGCTTCCCGCACCATCTCAAAATCATCTTTCACGCTCATGGTGTTATTTCCTCTGCTACATGGATGGCAAACAAATCAACAGGCTCAGAGCCAAATTCTTCATGAGCTATATGAAGCTCCGCATATCCGCGCCATTTACGGCGCAGCACACGTTCTGCATCTCCCTTTTTGGGATAGCCAAGGCAAAGATGGATTTCGTCGTAATGGCGACCGACAAGACGCTTACGCCAATAATCTGTCGCCTTGCGAAGCTCTTTAGTTTTTCCGCCGTCTCTTATTTCTTCCCACCATTTGCGCTTGAGGTTTAAGCGTAATATTTTCGCGCTCATTTCCCCACCTTCATCGCTCGGATTTCTTGCGCTACTGCCGGATAACTCGCCGGTCTATTATCAAACTGCTTCGCCGCATCCTCAAGCGCCTTGTCGTGGGCGGCGTCGATGGCTGATTGGATGGTTTCCACAACTTCTTCATAAGCCAGTGGTCTAGCCCACAAGCCATCTACTATCCGCCGCGCCTCGTCGCTGATTTTCTGTGTCGTCATGACTGCTTCCCCAATCTTCTCCGCCGTCTGCTTATATTCTGCTTCGCTCAAGTGCTTCCATTCGTCCGTCATGACTGCATCGCTTTCCAATCGTCGTAAGCTTTGAGGGCGGCTTCAACCATTCTGTCCTGCCGCTCCCACAAAGCTTGTCTAGGCACTTCCTCCAACGCCTTGCCAAGCTGGCGGATTAGGGCGGCTTGCTGCGCTATGAGTTCCTGTTGCGCTTTTTCAAATTCGTAACTGCTCGTCATTCCTTCCCCCTGCTTGCTGCGATCAGAACGCCCTTGAGCGTTCCGATCTGGTGGTTAAATTCTTCGTCGGTGGAAAAGCCAAAGGTGAAGACGATTTTAACCACAGGATACTGCTCGTTCTTCCACCCGTTGCAATCAGCTCTCAGCACCAGCTTCTTGCTCGTCGCGTTGACGTGGATGCTCGTTATTTCGCAGTATCCTTCTTCCTTGATCTTCTTGTTTATCGTGGTCTGCCATGTGGCGCGGGCTTGGCTTATGGAATCATCAGCACTTTCAGCCTTCTGGCGGCGGCGATCTTGCTCGTCGCTATAAGCCCGCCATTCGCGGTCTTTGACAGCCAGCGCATTGGCCACGGCTGCGATCCGCACCGATAAAGGCACAGGCTCTTTCTTGGCCTTACTGCCTGACAGTTTGACGATGTTGGTCATGCTTCCTCCGGCTCAGCATCGTCGCGTGACAGCTCTAAATCTTCGAGCAAGCCCTCAACGCGGCACACGATATTGTCCATGTGGTTTTTGGCCGTTTCGTATTCCGACATCATGCCTAATCGCTTTGCGAACACCGCTCCGACATAGCTAATCTCGTCAATCGCGGCGATATAGCGTTGTTGCAGTTCGTCGTATGTTTGTTCCATCATTCTCCCCCTATGAACGCAGTGGGCAGGGACTCGAACCCTGCTCGTCTCTGACCTCAATGCACCTGCTTGATTTAACGGACTCGAACCGTCACTATCAGAACTGTTTGTGAGCAATTTAACCCCCATTGCCGCACACTGCTACCGCCTTGCGGCGGGTCTCGGTTATTTGTTCGCTATCTCCAAAAGCACGGCTGCATGACAACAATCTTCGTAATCACCTGTCGGACAGAAGCACGATAGATTTTTCCCTCGCAGTTCATTTTTTGCCGCCGCACACAGCGCCTCATTATCTTCTGCTATTGATTTATAGAGAATGTATGCGTGCCTCCTATCTTTGACGAGCGCGGTATATGCACCGCCTGGTTTGCCAACCACAAAAGGGTTGCCCCACTTGGTATTGCGACCTACATAAACACACTCAAGACCGTTGACTGCTCGGCTCTCTGCTTGCATGTCATAGCCTTTGCTTCTCTTTCTTTGAATGCGAACCGGCTTCAGCATCACTTCCCCCTGCCTCTCGGCGTTACCGCTGCGCGGTTGGTTAACAAGAATAATCCGCCCACAAGGCTGGATTTTGCTCTAAAGCTTCAAGGCCGCGCAGCCACATGGCTACATTGCAGTTAAGCTCAACAATGTTCTTCCTCCAAAGCGCGAAGTCGGCAGGACGAAACATGCTCTCTTTACCATCGTCATCGCGATAGACCTTGGGGAACAGGCTGTTATTGAACAGTATGGTTTTCATGCCGCCGTTCGCATACGCATCCCACCCGTCGCACTTAATGTGTATATTTACACCCATCACCCCTCCCGCTGCGCCGATAGGGCGGCAATCGCATATTTCCCTGAATGCCATTTTGTTTCCACTGGAACAGAAAAACTAACGACATTAAAACCTTCATTCTCAAAATTGACCTCGTAAATATCCCCGATTATTTCCGCCACCCCCTGCTTCTCCGCCAGCTTGGCGCGGGTGTTCCAGCGTTCTGCCGCTTGTCCACGCTCTTCGCAGTGCCAATCAGAACTTCTAGCCCCACACGCTACGCAACGGGCGTAATAGTCACCGAATCCATTGCCGTCGAAAACTGCTTTCCCTCCACAAAACGGGCAGGGCAGTAGCTCAATCGTCGGCTGCGTCATGGCGTTTCCCTTTCCACTTTTTCAATGTCGCCCCATTTTAAGCCCCAATTCCTGCCGCGCATGTTCCAACAGCCATTACTGCCGATTATGCGACCGCCTGGATACGGTAGCCTGCCGCACGGCATAGGCTCTGGCGTTGTCTGCCAAGTTGCCGCTTCATACTTGATAAAACGGGAAACGTGCCCTTGCCGGTCTGTGATTTTGTCGCCGCTCTGCATGACAAGAATCTTCTCGGCCAATGGTAGTGCGTTGAAGTCGGTCATGGCGTTACCTCGACAACAAATGGATTTGTATTGAAATCTCCGCGTTCAGAAAAATTCTCGGCCTCCGCCTCAGTCTCAAAATCCCTTTGCGCCGCGTTGTCGTCCGCGCCGCGATACACCACCCGCCAGCGCTTAACCAGCGTGGGGGCGAGGAATAGGTCAACACTGCTATCAATGCTGTTGTCGTAACGAAACCTTCCGCTGACTGAGTAACTCTGTGGAATCTCCTCATCTGATTCGTTAGGTATTAGCGCAATCAATGGCGCTCTCCCTTTCGCATCCCAACACACAATCCGCGCTGGTCTGCCGTCGCGCGTGACGACCTTCGCGCCAGCCTTGGCCGCCTCAAGGTCGAATGGTAGTAGTTTGGTCATTGCTGTTTCCCTTCATTTCATAACTTTTTTGACAAGCATGTGCGCCACATACAACTTAGGTTCAAACACCCCAACCCATGACCAAAAGTTGAGGAAGAACAATCCGGCTATAACAAAACCAATCAAAAGGAAAATTAAAGCAACTATATTTATAGCTCCATCTGATGCCTCCCACGAAGCGTTCCAATGCTTCGATAAAAATAAGCCGCAAACTGACAATAAAAGTAGCCAAACAGCAGGATAGAAAATACTTGCTACGCAATCGAGGCGCACGACGGTAAGCAGCGCGTCGGCAATATCTGGAGAATATTTGACCATTGCACCGCCAATTTCAACCGCGCCGTTTTGTATGGCGTCCAGCATGGTCACAAGTTTGTTCTCTAAATCATTGGTCATTGCTTCCCCCCACTCTCTGCCACAAGCTGCTTAATCAGCGCCACGGCCTGCGCATTCGTGAGAACGTATTTGCCCTGCGGCGTGAGGCGGCGGATTTTGTTCACTAGGTCTATGCAGTCTATGTATATCATGCTCTATCCCATCTGTTACGCCGCGCGGCGACTACACGAACACCGCGCGGCTACCCACACCATGCGGGTTATCGTTTAACCGGCTTGCCAAGCTTCAGGCTCGTAACATCAACCGCAAGTTCTCGGCTTACACCATCATCGGCGCTGTATTGTTCGACAATAAAGCCCTTAAGCGTTATGGGTATTTTATGAGTTGGCTTTGAACCAACAACTTTCCAATCCTCGCCAAGAACCTTAGCCACCTTCGCGCGACCAGCTTTAATATCAATCAGCGCGAAGTCTGATGTCACCTTGATTTCTTCCGGCGTCGTGTTGTGTCCGATGGTCATGACTGCAAATCCTTTTCTGCTGCATCAATTCGCTTTTGGCGGTAAGCACAAGCCTTTGTCATGGCATCAAGCAAATCAATCATTGCAACATTCATTTTGACTTGGTGGCCGTGGTCATCAATCCAGTTGCCTTTTTCCATTTGCTCAAACACATCGCAAACTTTATCGCCAACTAGATTTAGAATTTCGTCTGCTTCTGTCATCCCATCCCCCTATCTGCGGCATCCCGTCCAGCCGCTGCGCCGACACTTGCGAGGTGTTATTGCCTACGCCGGTCGCGGTTGATTGTTCAAAACGGGATTGCATCCGCTAACAGCGCAGGCTCAGGCGCGAAGCCGTTACCCTTGGCCGCTACATGGTCGCTGACGCTGCTATCCTTCTTGACCACATAATCCTTGACGGAATTGCGCGCCTGATAATCGCCCTTTGCAGGCTCAATGCCAATCTTGACTTGGCCGGTCTTGCCAATGAACCATTCGGCCTGCAAATCGCCGCGCTGATATTCATCAAGAAGCCCACAAGCCTCCGCCGCGTGTTTCAGCTTGTAAGCCAGCTTTTCAAGCAGATAGTCATTCAGCCGCTGCGCGTGGTTGCCGTCATGGTCAAAGATTTGCAGCGCCAACATAATCATCTCATTGCCGTTTTGGCTGGTCTTGTTCTCGGCATTGATAACCTCAAAGCTATACACGCCAGCGGCAAGCAGGCTTTCAGCGTTCAATTCTTCGTCGGTCTTGGGGGTAAACTTCATGATACTTTGCCTTTCAGGTAGGAGATGATTTTCGACATTTTCTCTGCCTCAACTTCGGCCAGTTCGGCTTGGTTGTCGGCAATCCACTTGTCTTGTGGGTTCTTTGGGTCAAGCGTGACTTTGGTAATCAGGCTCAAGGCTTCGCCAATCTGCTCGTCTGTTGCCATGACGACCTGAGAAGCCGCGCGCTCCATAATCTCGCGCCCGTAACGCTCGGCAAATGATGCGTATGACCATTCCAGCACAGAGGCATCGGGGAAGCCGATGAGGCGGGATTTCTTGACGCGCGCCTTACGCATGTCACCGGCCTTGATGATTTGCAGGCACAGGTCGAGTTCGTAACTCAGCTTATCCCAACAATCATAAGTCTGGCCGACCTCTGTGCGGTCGCCCTTGCCGTCCTGCCCCCATTCTGGCTTCTCGTGCGCAATCAGAATGACGTTCATGTCCAGCTTGGTAATCCAGCGGCACAGGCGTCGCATGTAAAGCACGGCGGGCTTTTTATCAGCGCCGAATGCGTTCTTGTCGCCAAGCCGCTCGGCCTCGCGCGCAACCTCGTCATTAAACAGCTTGCTGATGCTATCAATGACCAGTGTTTTGTAATCGTGTTTCTCAGTTGTTAGCGCCTGAATTTGCTCAAGCAGCGTATCGAATGACTGACTGCCCTGCTCAATGCCGACATAGACTCCGCCAGCTTGCTTAAGCTTATCGGTGTAATGGTCGCGCGTTGCGCCACCTTCGCTATCCCAATAATAGACCTTGGGGAAATCTAGGCTTGTCCATGTCTTGCCAATTCCGGGCTTGCCGAAAATCAATACCTTTGGCTTGCTTGGCTCGGCTGACTTTGGGTCAACGGCTTTGAGCCTGCTGCGCTTAACCGGCGTGGGTTTTTCCATTACTGCCACATTCATTATGCTTCTCCTCTGTTTGCAGGATTTCTATGGCTCCTGCGTTACCCCTCAAAACCTGGAATGCGTTTGTTATCGTTCGCCCACGGGCGGGCAATCTGGCTGCGAGCGATGAACCACCACGAATGCGGGTTATACAGCCCCACGGCGTAGCGGAACGGCTCCTGCTGCTTGACGATTGGCTCGGTCATGATGCGTCACCACGCTGCGCCGCTAGGGATGCGTTCTTTGAGCGCCTCTTGTGCATATCGAAGCGGTCATAAAACACACTATTCACATTCCGCCCGTTCTCGCCGTAATTAGTGCCGTTATGGAAGCCCTCGACAAATCCCGCGCTATATGTTTCGCAGACTTTTTCTTGTGCGTATTCCTCGACCAAGCTGCGAATCTTTGCGCGAGCTTCGTCAGGATTTAAGCTGGAATGCTCCACGTTGAAGCAGTATCCAACTACGCCTTCAATCGTCGGCTTGCTCACCATTGCTGTTCCTCCCATTCGACATCTTCGGATAACCACGCAATCATGCGCTGCCACCAAGCCTCAATCGGCTCCGGCTCCCAGGCGGCCATTTCGCGGTCGGGCGTCATTTCTTATCCCTCAAATCAATCCCGCTGATTTCGTAAAAAATATCAGCGTCAAAGTTTGGAAGTTTGCGGATAAGTTCGCGGTTTTCCTTATCGGCATTTTCCCATGACAGCTTGAAAGCCTCTTTGTAATCACGTTTACGCAGTTGGCCGCCGCGCACATAAAAATGCGGGTCTGCTGCTTTTTCAGCTTCCGTCATTTCAGATTCATCAACCCAATACGTCAGGTCAAAAAACAAAAAGTCTGGTTTTGGCGCGCTTTCCCAAACATCGCGCGGACAGTCTTTGCCAAAAACGCGGACTGT